GTATCTGGGGAGGCACCCGAACTGGACTTGCTGATATATCAAAGGCAGCTAAACGATAAATATTAGTTTGGCGATGGACCTGCTCCCTGCCGATCAGTATACCGTGATGGCAGTATTGTTTTGCCAACTTCCGCTCCTCGCTCAAAGCCGCCTATCGCCCATGCTCTATTTGTCGTAGAGTTGATTGTTATAATTTTGATACACAACGTGAAGTTTGCGACCGACTGCGTATGCGAGGTTTTTATAAACCCAATGTAAGCATCCCAGCTTTAGTTCCACGCACTTTTTGAGATTTCCGGTTTTTCAGCCATTAGTCGTTACTCTTCCGGCGCCAGGTTATTCAGGGATTCATGCGGCCGCTCACTGTTGTATTCCATCAGCCAGCGCTCTGTAATTTCCCGTGCTTCATTCAGTGTTCTGAATAGGTAAAAATCCAGGATTTCTGTCCGGTATGTCCGGTTGAACCGTTCGATAAACGCATTTTGTGTAGGCTTACCCGGCTTGATAAATTCGAGCTGCACGTCATGTTCTTCAGCCCATTGTGCCAGCGCCAGCGAGACCAGTTCCGGCCCGTTGTCCATCCGCATCTCCAGCGGGTAGCCGCGATTTACCACGATCCTGTCCAGCACACGGACGACTCGCTGAGCCGGGATATTCAGGTCGATTTCTATCGCCAGCGCTTCACGGTTAAAATCATCCACCACATTGAAGGTCCGGAAGCGTCTGCCGCAGACCAGCGCATCGTGCATAAAATCGATGGACCAGCTCTGGTTTAACGCTTGCGGTGTCGCCAGTGGTGCTGGATTACGCACTGGCAGCCGCTGCTTTCCCTTGTGATGAAAATTCAGTTTCAGCAGGCAGTAAATCCGGTGAACGCGTTTATGGTTCCAGGTATTACCCTGCCTGCGCAGCAGCTGGAACAGCTTCTTAAAACCGTAGCGCGGATAGCGTTCTGCCAGCTTAGTCAGCGCATGGATCACCGGTTTATCACGCCAGGTATCAGGCTAAAAATATACCGTCCTGCTCAGCGATAACGTCCTGCAGGCCTGGCGTAAACTCATGGCAAATTGCACCGTCAGATAGCTGACGAGTTCACGCTTTATTGCTGGTTTTAAAGCTTTTTATCGATGACGTCTTTCAGTGCCCGGCACTCAAGGCTGAGATCAGCAAACATCTGTTTGAGGCGTCGGTTTTCATCCTTTTGATATCAGACGCTTCCATAACGCCATATTTTGCTTTCCAGTTGTAGTACGAGGCTTCAGAGATACCGGCTTCACGGCAGACATCCTTGATGGTACGTCCGGTTTAAACAGACTTCAGAACGGCGATGATCTGATGCTCAGAGAATCGGGCTTTACGCATGGCGATCTCCTCAGGGGGACATAATCAGTATGTCGGAAGATCTCTAAAAGTGAATGGTTCGTTTTGCCGGGATGCTTACACCAGCCTTAAAATCCTGCCTAGTAAAGATGTTTTAAGATGGTTGGTTTATCACAGATACTGGAATGTTATAATATAAAACAGCTGGTTACTTTTGAGTAGAGGGGTGAAGCGTCATGAGGTTTTTTATTTTCTTGTTCTCTTTTGCAATTATTTCAGGGTGTTCTTCACCGGGGAAGCCTTCATTTTATTACCCATGGACCCAGTACGAGACCGGGGTTAACATAAAAATGTTAAACGAACCTCGGTATGTATATGGAACACAAGGGGTGTTAAGGATGGATGATGACGGTGAGTATGCGCTTATTGTTTTCTACAACGGAGGAAGTGTTGCTGGCCACTTTGGATATGTAACTAAGGAGAATATAGATAGCTGGATTGGAATATTTAATGGTTTTTTATCCTGGAATCCTAAAAACGATACTGACAAAGAAATATTTCACATTAAAGATGATGTTATGCTGTTTCATAAGGAATATACAATAGAATATATCTTTAAAGATAAGAACAAGATATTTTTAGTTAATAATGATGCTCTTGATGGTCTGTTTGTTGATTATTCGAGGCTGGCGATCGATGAAAGCAATGTAAGAAAACTATATGATCTTTATATAAAAATAAAGCCTAAGTTAAAATAATATCATCTTAAAGGCCGCTAGTGCGGCCTGATGGTTACCTAGTGCTTACAAGGACTGTCTTGTGCCAAAAGCGGATGTTGCAAAGCTACGCTAGTTAGGTTTACATATTGTATTCCCAATGGATATGGATTGTACACATGAAAATACGATTGTTACTGCTTATATTTATCATCAGTTCCCAGTCGTGGGCAAGTCAGCCCTCCCCAAAGGAGCAAGCTAAACAAATGGCTGAAGCAGCATGCCTGTACCAATATAATGTCATCTACTCTCGCTTTACTTTGGGTTTTTCTGAGGAAAAAGCAATTCAAGCATCGTCTAAAATACTAACTAATTATCTGGAGAGTCATAAAACAAACGCAGGCGATTTTTTTCTCTCATCGATTCATAGAAGTACAATTGCACAATTACGGGAATTAGAAGTAAATAAAGAGGCAGTGCAGCAACTAAGATCTCCCCCGCCAAGTTTTAAGGATGATTTTTTATCGTCTTGCAATGAAATGAAAACCGAGCAGTTGGAAACTATGCATGTTTTTGGTTAAATTCAGCAGATATGGTTTTTGAGGACCATCACATTTGTTACTTATGTTCCTCGCTCATAGCGTACCGGGCAGCCGTTTGGACTGTCCGCTCAGTGCCAGGAGCGGACGTTAAGTCCTGAAAATTGCCATAAGTTTAATGATGGCGGCCATTTCTTCGGAGTGTCTGCATGATCGAAGCTGTAGATGATGTCCCTGCCTATATCATTCGGCTGAGAAAACGCCATAATTGCGAAGTAAAACTCGTCTCAATTCCCGAATTTTTAGGAAGAGTTATCGCCAGTTGGCTGCCCTTAGAATCTTTATTAATTGGCGTCCCGCATTACGGTCATTTTTATATACTCGCATAGCATTTCGTTTGAAAATTGTCGAATAACTACAGGATAGTAAGGGGGTCAAAACAAACATCAAAACACCCGCTCCAAAGGCCGCTAAACCATGTAGCCAGCTGATCATTGACAGAGGAATTAAAAAAACGCAGTAGTGCGCATAAAAAAATAACTGCGTGCTGATTTGAGCCCATTTAGGTATCAACGCCCTGGGATCTATCTCATAAAATTGATTTTTAAAGAGTATTTCTTTAGCACTAGTCCTCATACCTATAAGCCATAAAAATGGAAAGTAAGTTAGTCCAAACAACGCTATCACAACTAAATTCCAGTTATACATGTCTTCATCCATATTTCTTCTAGAACTGTCACATTTTCGCACAAGTTATGCTTTATAGGGAATAAGATAAGTTGCAATGTCATTACCTTGTTTCGGAGCTTGATTCTGCCAGTACTTAACGCCACTAATATGTTACTTGTTAATGTCCGTTCTTCGCTCAAAGCGGACCATTTCGTCACTATGCCCTCCCTTCCGCCTTAATCCGCTCATATTTGGCTTTCAAAAGCTCCGCTGGCGTTGGCCCCTTTGGAGCCAGTAACGCTGCCAGCGGGCACTGGCGGTTTCGGCTTACCTTCTCTCACACGTCTATCCACTCTCAATGGGCATATTTTTTGTATAGAAGCCATTCTTCCCAAGCATTCTCAGGATCGATGTCAAGGTATCCCCGCTCTTTAATCATTTCTTTTGCAACATCGACTGGCATTCGAACAGCTGTAGCGGAATCACGGATTGACTCAACCTCTAGCTGAGTTAACTCTCTTCCGATTTCTCTTTCTTTACTCAAAAGAACCGCTACCAAAGCAGGAATAAACACAATAGTCATTGTTTATTAGCATCCGATTTTCGGCGAGCTTCGATCATATGGACGTAAAATGCGTGAAACTCTTTATCTTGGCTGACAACAAGCTCGGGAGGTAATGACTTCCTTTCCTTATCCCATTGAGCAAGAACGTCCCGACACTTATCGTATGCCTCATCAACTACCTCAATGGCGGGCCTATCCGTGTTGATGTACGGGATCGTATATTTGTTGAGGCATACAGCAATTGGAGGACCATAACTGTCATCTTCTGCTAAAACGGGAGCAGCGAGAAACATAAAAGCCATTACTATCCATTTCATTTGTGATACGCCTTCTTCATTTTGATGATACGCGAACCGCTACTCCCCGGTAGATCCACATTTCACCGATAATACTGCAACCTCGAAAGGAAGTAATCTGACAAAGGGACTAACTATTCAAGTTTCACAGTCTCACCTTTTGAATAAGCATCCAGCATATTCACACCCTTCCACCAGCTTTCAAGCGCGCGTATTTAGCTTTCAGAAGCTCAGCCGGTGTCGGCCCCTTCGGTGATACTGGCGCGGCCAATGCCCGCCGAACAGGCGGGATCGGCTTCCCGACCAGCACCCGTTTTTCCCACATATCCAAAATATCATCAGCCTCACGCTCAAGCTCTTTGTGGCTCAGTTGGCCATCCGTGCCCCGGCGACGCAGCTCAAGGCAGATGTGGTAGTAAACTGGCTTCGGCCACGGATACTGCTCACTGTTCGGGTACCGGAACACCAACTTGCGCCACTTCCAGTATTCTGCCATGACGTCAGAGGAGGTGATCCCAAGCACGCAGCGCCCTTCCCTGCACCATTTGATGAACTGACCTGGTGACGGCAGGAATGGTCGCTCCTGTCGCCGCACCATCCGCATGCCGGCCTCAACCTGCTCCATGGTCGTAATCCCGTTTTCTTTGAACGCCAGCACCCACTGCCGGCGAATCTCGTTCACATCCTCCTGGCTGCGATTAACCAGACTTGCAGGGAACGCGGCCGCCAGCTGTACGAACAGGCCATTGATAATCTGCGCCACCTGTTGCGTTCGTTCCCGTTCGCTGTACTGCTCAGGCAGATTGTGCGCCACGCGGCGAGCCTGTTCGCGGTCGAAATTGCGAATACCCTCAGCAAGGTTTTTCATTCCAGCACCCCGTAAATCCAGTCGGTGTTATGCAGGTCGATGCTGCCAGGGGATGGCTTTGCCGCTCCGGTTGTGCGCAGTCGTTTGGTGGTGAGCTGATCCCACTGCTTGCGCAGACTCGAAGGGCTCAGGATGTTGTCTTTCCAGAACTCGTCCCGGTTGGCCCACTGGAACAGGTCACAGATTTCGTAGTGAGTACGATTGTCCTGGACACGCATTAGCCTGATGGTGTTTACCCATTCAGCCCAGTTTGGCTCAGATAGCGATGCATTAACGGTGAGAAGCTTGTCGTAAATCCAGCGAACGGCCTTGAGGTCATCAGACGTTCCCCATGATTTACCTGCCGGAGTGTATATCCCATCGGCGGCTTCAGGGTGGCGAGAGAGAAACTCTTGAGTTTTCTGGTTTCGGGATTCTTCAGAATTCCGAGACGAGGATCTTTTACTACTGTTCTTGTTATAGTCTTGGGTGTCTACCGTTTCCGGGAAGGTTTTTCCCGTTTTCGGTAACACTTTTCCTGATTTCGGGAAGACTTTTCCCGTTTTCGGTTTGTCCAAAATCCAGGCGGAAAGGTCAGTATTTATACCGACAATTTTCATCACACCCTGCTTTTGACTGAAGATAATTTTGCGTTCTGCAAGCGATTTAAGCGCATCAGAAACATGGGAATCACTCAGCCCTGTAAGTTCGGCGATCACTGTGTTTGTCACGCGGTCTTGTTTCTTGTTCCAGCCGTAGGTAAGCCAGATCACCGCCTCAAAACACTGCCACTCTCGACCTGATATTTTCAGGCGAGGCTTAAGTTTCTGGATCTCGTTAGCGACCTTTGTATACCCGTTCGACAGGTCGGCCATACGACCTCCCGGTTGTTCAGTTCTGTTTGGAAAGTTGATAACTTCAGCAGTATTTGACATACTCATCTCCGCAATTACGCACAGTTATTGCACCTGAAAGCCGTTGGTGTTCTGGCACCGCGGCTTTCGCCATTTCTGGAGTATTCACATTGCCCCCAGCATGGTTGATACCATCGCAAACAGAGGCGCGGTTAGGTCTGGATCGACACGGAACATTTCGAAAATCCCCTCACCTAATTCCTTCAGTTTTTCCTTCTTCGGTGCATCGAGCAACAGAGCTTGCTTTGCCTCACTCACCTCTTTTTCCAGCCTGGCCATCCGATAGGCAAACGAGTCATTTTTAACGGCGCGGTCGCGGTATCGAAGCGGTAATACAGACATGATCGCAGGCACCAACTGTTCGACGTTCTTACGGTACGATGTGGAGTCTTCTTTGTTGTCCAGCCATCGAAACAGCTTCACGTTCCAGACATCAGCCTGGCCAGACACATCCACGCCATCAAGTTGGAGTTCTTCCGCCGCTTCCTGGATTTGAAGTGCAACAGCTACGCGCCCTTCTGCTGCCGCCCAAGCACGGACCGCAGAGCAAATATCGCGATGATCAATATCCTGCGCTGCCGATTCGCTTTGATGACACGGGAATATCATTGGATTAGAGGAAGCTCTGTTACGCTGTTCGTATGAAACAGTTTGCATTGTTAAGGCTCCTGTTTAGGTAAACCGTCACTAGGGTTCGGATAGAGATCGGGGCGTAGCTCGTGAGGAGTTACTCCGGTTGCTTCAAATACCTGTAAAACCCTCTCAGCGGGCAGTCCGTGTCGTCGCCAGAGTGAGACCGCCATCTTAGATACGCCAACCAATGTGCCTAATGCTTGTGCAGAACCAGATTGGCGAATTGCATTCTCAATACCTGTCATAGGACCTCCTTAAATGGATAAAGTAAAGCATCAATTTACTAAAGAGTCAATTCAGGGCTGCCTATTCACTGGTAAAGCTATTGTTTACAATCAATACATGAACAAAAAAGATCCTAACGAGAGCCTGATATCAAGGCTGACTGAATTGAACAACAAAGGCTTCTCGAAAACGGAGATGGCCAAGGTAGCCAATGTCAGTAAGCAGGCAGTAACCGGATGGTTTCGAACTGGCAAAATCAGTAAAGAGTCAGCATTAGCAATCGCTGATGCTGCAGGCGTTTCTGTTCCATGGCTTCTAGGGGAAAATGTCGGCGAAAAGGATGGACTTAAGCCGGATGAGCAGCGTCTTTTAGAACTCTATCGACAACTTCCTGAAGACGAGCAACAGAATATGTTGCGCATCTTCGTTCTTCGCCTTAAGGAGTTGGATGAACTTTATGAGAAATACATGAAGGGCCGTATTCGTTCCCAAGAAGAATGAGCCGCATAGAAATCGATAACTTCGTTTTTAGCTCAGTATTCTCATTTTCAGAATTTGAATTTTTGCCTGAGTTTTCAGACACACAAACAGCACTACAATAAGTAAGGAAATCAGATGGATAATGGTAATTTCCCAACTATTGGACAGCAGCAGAATTTAGAACTATTCCCTGTTAAAGAAATTGAAGTTGATGGCATCCAGATGGGGGTTCTTAACAACGGAACTCCTTATCTAACAATGCGAGGCCTATCGCGACTGTGCGGCGTTGATTCGGCAACGATGGTGCGATTCACAACAAACTGGCAGGAGGAACGAACCAAGCCAAGAGGTAAAAAGATTGATGCCATTCTTCAATCTAAAGGGTTGTTTTTAGATAAATTATATACAACCGTTGTTAGCCAAGGCACAGAAACGCATGCTTACCCTGACACGGTTTGTATGGCAATCTTGGAATATTATGCCTTTGAAGCGGCAAAGAACGGATTGTTTGATAGTACAACCGCCCAACAAAATTACAGAGCCCTTGCGGAAAGTACATTAAGACGCTTCATTCTCTTAAGTGTCGGTATTGATCCTGAAAACCCTCTGCGTGGCGCACTAGAGTGTTTTCATGAACGGCTCCTCATGAATGATCAGATACCTTTAGGTTTCTTCTCAGTATTCAGAGAGATGGCTGATTTGTCGCTGCGAATGGTTAGGCAAAACTTTAACTTTGGTCCCGGGGCAATACCTGACATAAGTGTGGGTATGGTGTGGTCTAAACATTGGACCGCATCAAATTTAGACGCTAAGTATGGACCAAGAATAAAACACCCTCATGTATATCCTGACTGGTTCCCTCAAGCAAAAGCTGGACCGGTTGAAGCATGGATTTATCCGGATGATGCGTTGGGTGAATTCAGACGATGGATGCAAAACGAGTACATTCAGAACCGATTAGCACCTTATCTTTTGAAAAAAGTCAGCGACGGCACCTTGCCTCAAATCGACGCCCCTAAAATTATTGAGGCGTTACGTAAGCCAGAGTTACCGAAACCGCATTGATGAAGAAACCCGGTTATCTAGCCGGGTTTTTTATTCCCAAAACCGCTTCCCTTAACGAAGAACATTTAATCCCTCACTTCTTTTCGCCAACTCCTCCTCTCTCAACTGGTTTGTTCACTCGTACGATCACCTATTTTTTTAATCCAAGATCACAAGTAAAGCATTGGTGTACCTTTTGATACTTAAACACTTGACCAATTAGTAAAGCAATGTTTTACTAATTGCATTAAGTCGCACTACGAACCACCTAGGCATGGAGCCCACGAAGTAGCCGCCGACGGCATACGAATAGTCGGATGAGGTGGAGAAATTAACGCGCATCAGGTGTAAACGTTCCGCTGGCCGGCGATAAGGCAAACGAGGGTGAGAATGATTGATTTCGCACGCAAACCAAGACGGCAGCAGGCCGTAAAACTGAATTTCTTCGAGGTGATTCTTCGCCGCTTATGCTACCTGCTGGCGCAAAAAGGGAATCCAGATGTGTAACTCAACGAAATGCGGGTACTGCGGCAAGCCGGTTGAACCGGAGGAAGTAGTCAAAAGTCCCCTTCTCTATCGCAACGGCTCACAGCTGGCGCGCAAAGAAAAAGAATACTGCTCTGTGCGTTGCGCTTCGTACGACCAGATGGCCCACGAAAGCTAACGTAAACCCGCGCAAGGCGGCCCGTACGTCCGGTGACACCGACCAAAGTTACACCGGAAAACTAAACAAAACCAAAGTTCACCCTATGGGCGCTTAATCTGGCCCGGGGATCTTACATCCAAAAAAGAGGATCTCACATGGAATTTTTCTATGTAGTTAAGGCTACGCAGAAATCTGGCAAAGATGACGCAGTGATTTGGTTCACTGCGAAATCAGATGCGCGCGCCAATCTGCAGCTCGATGTTGAGCTCGAAGATGCTGGCATTGAAACTGGGCGTGGTAAGGACTTTCAGAAGCCAATTCGCACCGATTTTCCGGTCTATGACGACCTACCGGAAGAAAGCACAGTGGATTACACTTGGTGCAAGCGTTACGAATTGGACGAAGACCAGCGCACGTGGCATTTAAAGTTGAAGGTAGAAAAAAAAGGTCATGCCACCAGCGTAGTAGAACCTAGCTCATCAACTGCTTTAGTCGAAAAATTCCGTGAGCAAGAAACACCGACGCTGTTCACTGTAGCGACACTACCCTTGCGCCATCGGATACTGGCGGAATTTCTAGCTGAAAAAGAATACGCGTATCACATCGATGCCGAATTTAAAAATGAAGTTCAACGACTGGCCATGGATGTGGATAACAGCTACGTACAGAACTTACTTCTTGCCGCTGAAAACGTAGATGGGTTCAAAACCGCGAACGAATGCACCATCTGGAAAGCGGTAAACGCCGTTAAAAGCATATTTCCACAGGAAAAGCGTTCCGAACTAGCAACATTGATCCATTTCCTCACCATCTGGTTTGCAACCGACCACATTGACCGCGGCATTCTTGTACGCGAA